ACTACTTTAGACATTAGGTTTTCTCCTTAGTTTTTAGGTTAAAGAGCGTTCCTTCAGTCGGCGTTTGCGTTCGCTATTTGCGAATAGCGAATGAACGATCCGTTCCGCGTCGGCTTACTTCCGTCCTATCTACACTTTACTATGAAATCCTTTCGGAGTTCTAATAACAATCGGTCCTCTATCCTTTGTGGTACTACATCGTCGTTTTTAACGATGTCCATTAGTTCCATCGCAGTGTCACACGATATTGAAACAGATTGTGTTGCAATAACTTGTGGCGTTGAAACAGATAGAATTGGAACCCATGCTAAAAGCAAAAGTGCTTTAGACATAGGATGAACGTTAGGGGATTATTGTACCCCTATTCATCTTATGTAGTCAAGCACTTTTGTAAAATCTTATACTATTTTTATTATTTCTTTATCTTTCTATGTAACTTAATGTATGATTAGTCGCATAGAGTTGTTGAATGATAATATCACATCCAATCTTTGGATTACAGTCTCCACAAGTATAAACATCAACTGCTGCTTTACCTTCCTCTGGCCATGTATGAATGCTAATATGACTTTCTGACAACAAACAAATTACAGTCACTCCTTGCGGATCAAACTTCTTTGAAATCGTTTGAACTACAGTGGCCCCACTAGCAACTGCTGCGTTTTCTAATAGATCTATAAGACAACGCTCGTCGTCCAAAAGGACAAACGAGCATCCATACAAATTAAGTAGATAATGCTTCCCCATTTTACAGTGGATTCTCCTCCGCTTCCTTAATCAATGAACTCACAATATCTTCTGTGCCGTCCATTGTTTTGATAGCATACAGAGATGACTTTTGATATTTTTTAATTTTTTTATATTGCTTTAAGACGATATCTATATTATCTAAATCAATAGTAATATTAGCATCTTTACCAATTCTATTTTCTTTTCCTTGTCCACCAAATCCTGCACTCATTTTCTTTTCTTTTTTTCAGGTTGTTTTGCTCCCCAAAGTCTGGGATTAGTTCTTCCATATCCAAAATCAATTTTTTGAACTGACCCAGGACCATACTTATCATAATACATGTCAAATAGATTAACTCTCTTATGACAACGTGTTAAATCTAAATGTTGTTTTCCATCAACAATATACCAGATTAAATATGCATCATTTGGAAATGAAGTATCTTTTGCTTTATCTAGAGTAGTTTTTTCCAAAAGAACTTGACATCCATATTCATGAGGCAGAATTTGTTTTTCGTTTTTATTTGATTCTGCCATCTTCTTTTTTTCTCCCACTACTACTGTCATGAACGTCCACCCCATCGAATATCGGGGTAAGCCTCACCAACGATCTCTTTAGTTATTTTATATTTAGTTTGAAGCTTTTTATCCTTAACTAGAACCAAAATTTCTGCTTCTTTTGGATGAAGTCCTTCTAGAATATTAATAAACATTGTTTCTCTACGAAGAGAACTCAAACTATCATTACCACCTTTTACAAAATTATAAAACATAGTATATTCTTTTCGGATTGAAGATCTACCTTGATCCATAGATCCTAGAGAATTGGAACTAAGTTCTTCCATTTTTGAAACGGCATCATCAATCTTAGAACTCAAAGTTCCACTATAAGATGTTTGCTCCCCTGCACTTGCATAAGGAACATCACCTTCTGGTAAAAGTGAGATAATAGACTCATCAAAATTCCAAATTAAAATTGTTTTAAGTGAAGGATCTTCATATTTTTGAAGAACTTCTACTTTTTTTGAATTTGATCTTTGTTTTGATACAAGATCTAAAACTTCAAATATAAAAGGATTTACTGGAAGATTATCAGTAATTGATTCAGTTTTCTTCCTCGTCTTCGTCGGTGTAGTCATAATCGTTTTCAAATCTTACAGATACTATTTCGTCAGGTATCACCTGCCCATTTTCATCAAAGAACTCTGGATGCAAATAAGGAGGTCTATTTTCTATTAGGTGTCTATACGTTAACCAACCTATTATACCCCCAACCATAAAAAAGAGCAACGTGAACATTACTGAGAATGTTATTACATATGCTGTTTCCATTTTTCTTTCTCCAGAGAGTTTATTTTTTCCTTATATCAAAGTGAAATTCTATAAAAAAGTGAAACTCTCTACGAAACAGAGAGATCATTTTACCAAACTTCACTTGAAAAGTTTTTGGTCTTAGTGATCTCCTCCTATTCCTAAGTAATAATTCAACGCCTCTATTAATTTGAGGTTCTGATTTATTTAGTTTCTTTCCATTATTATCCATTGTAACACTATTACAATTTCAAATTCAAACTAATTTCTGTTCTTGCAAATACTTAACTGTATCAGAACATCCTCCAATGTGTTTATCATCCATAATAACTTGCGGAAAAGTAGAACCTTGCCCAAATTCCGAATAAAATTCTTCTCTTGTAAAATCTTTATTCAATTTGTAAACAACGTGCTGTAAGTTTGCCAACTCTAAAACTTGCTCTACCTTTGTGCAATATGGGCAACCGTCTTTTGAGTAAACTGTAAACTTCATAATTTATAAAAAAATATTAACTTAGTTTATATATTAAAACAAAAATGGAGAGAATTTCTCCTCTCCATTCTATACAATATATCAATAAAAGTCAAATTTTACCCAAACCCAGGATGATCATATCCGTGAGTATGATGAACATCATAAGTGTCATTATGATCATAGTGATCATAATGAACATCATTAACTTCTACACTTATATGATCAGAATAATTTGAATCATTAGTATCATCATTTGGAATGTCGAGTTGGGGATCATTTAAATGATTATTTGAATGATCTACTGGATTTTCCGTCAAGAATTTGTCTATCAGGTCTGCAGTATGTCCGTTAGGAGTTTCATCATTTTCAGCGTTGTTATGAGGTCCTGAATTACCTGGAGCATCTTGATCTCCATTACCCCATCCATTGTTTCCTTTGCTTTCTGGTTTTCCTCCACCTCCTCCATCACCATTATCATCATTATTAGGTGGATTTTGATTTCCCTTAGGTCCATCGTTGTTTGAATTGCCTGGTGGTTGGTTTGGTTCTGGATCTTGACCGTCTTGATGATTTCCTTTTCCAGGATTACCAGATGCACCAGTTTCACCATCCCAAGAGGAATGACCTACTTCTTTATCATTACCAGGATTATTGCCACCATCTTCTGGATTTGGATCTTCTGGATTGTCAGGATCATCTAAATCTTCATCATTCTCAGCATTATTATTTGATCCTGAATTGCCAGGAGCATCCTGATCTCCATTCCCAAATCCATTGTTTCCATTATTATTTGGAGATCCACCATTACCATTCCCATTTTGATGGGAATTGCCTTGTTCTCCTGGAGTCTGATCGTTTTCGGCATTATTATTTGGTCCTGAATTGCCAGGAGCATCCTGGTCTCCATTTCCAAATCCATTATTTCCTTTATCCTTAGGATCCTTTGGATCTTCAGGGTCCTCAGGATCTTCTGGATCTTCAGGGTCCTCAGGATCTTCAGGGTCCTCAGGATCTTCTGGATCTTCAGGGTCCTCAGGATCTTCGGGATCTTCAGGTTCCTCAGGATCTTCGGGATCTTCAGGGTCCTCAGGATCTTCTGGATCCTCTGGATCCTCTGGATCTTCAGGGTCCTCTGGGTCTTCGGGATCTTCAGGATCTTCAGGGTCCTCAGGATCTTCTGGATCCTCTGGATCCTCTGGATCTTCAGGGTCCTCTGGGTCTTCAGGGTCCTCTGGATCTTCGGGATCTTCTGGATCTTCAGGGTCCTCAGGATCTTCTGGATCTACAGGTGGGTCAACTGGAGGATCTACAGGGGGATCCACTGGAGGATCTACAGGTGGGTCCACTGGAGGATCAACTGGAGGATCTACAGGAGGCTCTGGATCTTCAGGATCAACTGGTGGAACAGGGGGGTCCACTGGAGGAACTACTGGAGGTTCTGGAGTAGGAATTACAGGTTCTTGTGGAACTTGTCTATCAGGATCTTGAGGATCACTGACGATACTGACAGGGATATTAGCAATGTCAGATAAGTTATTAGCATTGACGTTCTGTGATCTGGACGGATCGTTGAATGAAACTTGTGAATTAATATTTTTTTGATCGGGAACTCTTTCATTCAAAGCAAAATCACTTCCACCAGAAGCAAGGTCTTGTGGAGCATCAATACCAAGATCAGAGTTTATCTCAGCAGTTGCTTCTACTTCACCAACACGAACTGGATCTACCTGTTCTACTGGAGTATTATCTATTCCCTCTCCCACTGGAGTATAACCTTCTGCAAAACGACCAGCAGCACTAGGATCATGAATAGTTGGATCCTGTGCTTGCTGGTTTGTTCTTTGAGTTTCTTCAAGTTGTAGTTCTTCCATAATCTAATCTCCAATTACATTCAAGTATTATTTAGTTTTTTGAGTTGACTTGTTAGGTTTTGTAGGAGGTCTATAAAGACCTGGCCAAGTATCACGAATGATCTCAGCCAGTTTATAAGGTGTCTCTGAACTAATCATCTAACGTGATGTCCTCCAAACATATATCTCATACCATTCAGAATCTTGGCAGCGAAAGTGCCCAGATTGCGTGAATTAAATCTTTCATAAAGAGCAGTGGTGATGACAGGAGCGGGAACCCCCAGATCCACAGCAGCATTAACTGTCCACCGACCTTCACCACTGTCGGATACTCCTCCAGAGAAATTAGAAAGTTGTGGGCTGCCGCGCAACACATCAGCAGTAAGGTCAAGTAACCAGCTACTAACAACGCTACCGCGACGCCATAACTCAGCC